GATACTCATTATTGTACCAACAACATCTTTAGTAGAACAATTATTTAAAGACTTTAAAGATTACGGTTATAATAGTGATCGTAACGTACATAGAATATATCAAGGACACGATAAAGAAACAAACAAAAGAGTTATTATATCTACTTGGCAATCAATCTATAATCTACCTAAAAAATGGTTTCAACAATTTGGTATGGTGATTGGTGATGAAGCACATTTATTTAAAGCAGTTTCATTAAGTAAGATAATGAATAAATTAGAAAAATGTAAGTATAGAGTTGGTCTTACAGGTACATTAGATGGCACTAAAACACACAAACTTGTATTAGAGGGTTTATTTGGTACTGTAAATAAAGTTGTATCAACAAGTGAATTGCAAGAAAAGAAACAACTTGCTGACTTAAAGATATTCTGTTTAATATTACAACACGATAAAACTGCTAGACACTTTTTAAAGGATAAAACATACCAAGAAGAAATGGACTATCTCGTTTCTAATGAAAAACGGAATAAATATATTCGTAATCTGTGTCTATCTTTACCAGGTAATACATTATGTTTATTTCAGTACGTTGAAAAACACGGAATGCTACTTAAACAATTAATAGAGGAGAAAGCTGATGATAAAAAAGTTTTCTTTGTTTATGGCGGTGTTGAAGCTGAAGAACGTGAGAAGATACGTTTTATTACAGAAAAATCCGAAGGTGCTATTATTATTGCTAGTTACGGCACTTTCTCTACTGGTATTAATATTCGCAACTTACACAACATTGTTTTTGCTAGTCCTTCAAAGTCTAGGATACGTAATCTCCAAAGTATTGGGCGTGGTCTTCGGTTAAAAGATAATAATTCAAGTGCTACTTTGTATGATATATCAGATGATTTAACTTATAACGAAAAAGAGAATTACACGTTGGCACACTTTAGAGAAAGAATAAATATTTACAATGAAGAAGATTTTAATTATGAAATTCATAACGTGGAGTTAAAGTAATATGCACCAACCACCACATAACATAAAAATCATTAAGTTGATTAATGGCGAAGATGTTGTAACTGCTGTACCTACAGGAGATAATCAATTGCCTGAATCACATAACTTAATGAGATTAACTAAACCACTATTAATTAAATATGTTCCTCAAATGACAATGACAGGATTTAAAGATTATGTGGCGTTAATTAAATGGTGTTCATATACACCAGATCAGATTATTACTATTCCAAAAGATAAAATTATAACCATAACAAATGCAACTGTTGAAATGGCAAGCAGTTATATGAATGTATCAAACAGTATAGAAGAAAAACCTGTTTCAATTAGAAGTGAAAAATATAATAGACAACAATTGTCAGATGAAGAAAATGAAAGACTTAATGAAATATTTGATGAAATCGGTGATGACGATAATAATACTATCCATTAATAATAATATTAATAATATCTATAGCTGGATCCCTCTATTCCCCGCTACACGCTCTATTATACATAAAAAAGAAAATAAGTCAATGCTTATTTAAACATTGACATTTTTATTGAAAGGTGTTATATTAATCTAATGAGAAAAACTACTAAAAAAGAACATTATGTAAATAATAAAGAGTTTTTAGAGGCAATGAAACTTTACAGAAAGTCTGTAAATAAAGCCAAAAGAGAAAAACGACCTAAACCACCAGTAACAGATTATATTGGTAGTTGTTTTTTAAAGATTGCGAATCATTTATCATATAGACCTAATTTTATCAACTATACATTTAGGGACGATATGATTAGTGATGGTATTGAAAACTGTTTACAATATCTGGATAACTTTAATCCAGCAAAATCAAGTAATCCTTTTGCTTACTTTACACAAATCATCTATTACGCCTTTGTAAGAAGAATACAGAAAGAGAAGAAACAAGTAACTATTAAAAACAGACTTATTACAGAATCTAATTATGATGATATGACTTTACAACCTGGTGAAGACAAAGAATTTAAAAATCAATTTACAGAATTTCTTAAAAAGAATATGCCTGTTGAAGAACAACAGAAAATAGCAGACAGCAATAAGAAAAAAAAGAAAAGGAAGAAAACAAGTAAAGTTAATTTAGATTACTTTATGGGATATGAAAATTGCGTTACTGAATGATACACACTTCGGATGTCGTAATGATTCACCTGCATTTATAAATTATCAAAATCGTTTCTATGATGAGTTATTTTTTCCATATCTCATAGAAAATAAAATTGATACTTTAATACATTTAGGCGATGTCGTTGATAGACGAAAATTTATTAATTTTAATACCGCTCATAACTTTCAAAAAAAGTTTTGGAAAAGACTATGGGATTTAAAAATAGATACACACGTTATACTAGGTAACCACGATACCTATTATAAGAATACAAACGAAGTTAACTCAATAGAACAACTTGTTACAACGTTTGACGGCAAAAACGAACCTTGGATATACACAGGTCCTAAAGAAGTAGAACTAGGCGGATGCCGTATGCTATTTTTACCTTGGATATGTGATGATAATTATGAAGATTCAATATACGCAATAGATCACTCTACTGCTGATATATGTTTTGGTCATTTAGAAATAAAAGGTTTTGAAATGCACAAAGGCGTTATGAATAATCACGGTTTAGAAAGAGAACAATTAAGAAGATTTGAAAAAGTATTTTCAGGTCATTTTCATAAAAAATCAGATGATGGTCATATCTATTATCTAGGAACACAATATCAAATTATGTGGTCAGATCACAATTGTCCAAAAGGTTTTCATATTTTTGATACTGAAACAAGAGAACTAGAAAGAATACCCAATCCAATGTCTATATTTAAAAAAATAATATATGATGATAGAGAAAAAGATTATACTAACTTTGATTTAACACCATATGAAAATTGTTTTGTTAAGATGTTTGTATCACATAAAACAAACGAAGAAATGTATAATAGGTTAGTTGAAAAATTTTACAATAAAACAAATGTACACGAATTACAAATTATTGAGGATCCTATAGATATAAAACAAACGGTAAGATCAGATATATTAGAACAAGGTGAAGATACTATGACCTTTTTAAACAACTATATTGATCAGATAGATACAGATTTAGATAGAAATAAATTAAAGAATATTACAAAAGAATTATATGTTGAGGCAAACGAGTGATAGTATTTAAAAAAATAAAATACAGAAACTTTTTATCTACAGGTAATACACCTATAGAAGTAGATTTAAGAAAATCACCTACTACACTTATTATTGGTCAAAATGGTTCTGGTAAATCAACTTTACTTGACGCATTGTGTTGGGCGTTGTTTAATAAACCTTTTAGAATAATTAAAAAAGAACAAATGATAAACACCATCAATCAATCAGATTGTGAAGTAGAAATAGATTTTGATGTAGGCACAAAGCAGTATAAAGTAAAACGAGGTGTTAAACCTAATTTATTTGAGATATATTGTAACGGACAATTGATAGATCAAAATGCTTCTAACATAGATTATCAAAAATACTTAGAACGAAATATAATGAAATTAAACTATAGATCATTTATTCAAGTTGTAATATTAGGTTCTTCTTTATACGAACCATTTATGAAAATGAAATCTCGTTATAGAAAAGAAGCAGTTGAAGAAATATTAGATATTAAAGTTTTTTCACATATGGATTGGATGTTAAGAGATCAACAAGGTCAGTTATCAAAAGAGATATTAGATGTACGCCACAAATGCGATTTAATAGAAACAAAGTATGAAACAGAATTAAAACATTTTAATGCCTTATCAGATTTAAACACAAACGATATAGATATTAAAAAAGAACAGTTAGAAAAAAACAATAAAGCAAATGAAACATATACTTTGAAAGTTGAAGAACTAAACAAAGAAATAAATTCTATTAAAGATGAACTACAAAAGAAAGAAGAAGTTGATAATAAACTAAAACAGTTATTAAAAATGGAAACTAAAATAGAACATAACTTACACGGTCATAAAAAGAATTTAGAGTTTTTCCAAGAAAATGATAACTGTCCTACGTGTACACAAAAACTAGAACCAGAGTTTAGAGGTGAAAAGATTGCATATGAAAAAGGTAAGATTACAGTATTAGAGGACGGCGTTAAAAAACTTACTGAAGAAGTTGTAAAAATGGAAGAGAAAGTAAATCATTTTGGTGCTATATCTAAAAAACTATCAGATTTATATGTTGACATAGCAAAAGTAAATACATCATTAGAACAATTAAATAGTTATAGTGATAAAATACACGAAGAAATATTACAATTAGAAAATAAACAAACAGATAGTAAAAAGATTGCTACAGATTTACAACAATTAAAAGAAGAATTAGAACAAGTAAAAGTACAAAGAGATAAAGTAACCAATGATAAAAAATATGTAGATGTGTTAAGAGAAGTATTAAGTGAAAAAGGTGCTAAAACTCAAATTATTAGAAAGTTTTTACCTATTATGAATACACTTATAAATCAATATCTACAATCTATGGACTTATACGTATCGTTTCATTTAGATGAAGAATTTAATGAAACAGTTAAAA